CGAAATGATTTACTACTGGATTTTTCATTCACCACATAAGATTGGTATTGTTTCTATGGAACTTGATTCTGGTCAGTATGGTGAAACCCTGCTGGGTAGGCATCTGAGTAGAAAGCTGTCACTGATTCAGGATGATGAAGTAAAGCAAAGATTGCTAATGTCCGACAACGTAAAAGAAAAAGCCAATGAGCTATTCTTTAACGAAGATGGTCAGCATCGTTTCTATCTACTGGATAATCGTGATGGCAGCGTAGAAGAGATTCAGGATACTATCGAAGAACTGGTAGTTTCTTGTGGTTGTAGGATTATTGTGCTCGATCCATTGCAGGACATACTAGATGGTTTGTCAATTGATGAACAAGCTGTATTTATGAAATGGTGCAAGGGTATCATCAAGAGTCATAATATTACTTTGATTTTTATTAATCACGTAAGGAAAGCTGCTGCTGGTTCTGGTAACTCTGCAAAAGGCGATGCTTTTACTGAAGAAGAAATTCAAGGTAGCTCAACTATCATCAAGTCTGCATCTGCAAACATTCTTCTGAGTAGGAACAAGTATGCTGATGATCCTATTGAACGTAACACTACAAAAGTTATTCTCAGTAAAAACAGGATTTGCGGTCTAACTGGTCCCGCTGGTGAAATTTTCTATGAGAATGACACCCATACTCTTTATGACAAAGAGTTCTATTTTAAAAACGTAACTGAAGCCCCTGTCCCTGAAGGATCAACAGTGTAAGTCCTAAGTTTCGGAATTTCAGTTATCAACCTCATGGAACACATCAGCAAGACGATATTTCTGTTAATCCGAAATATGCTGGTGTTCCTGAAGGACAACAACTTGACAGAAAGCCGAGAGTGTGATAAGCTCTCGGCTTATTTGTTTGGAAAGGAAGATATGGATTGGATTTACGATATTGAGACTTATCCCAATGTATTCACGTTCAGCATTGTTCGTGAAGATGGTAAATTCTTAAATGCGTTCGAAGTTTCATTCCGTAAAAACGAAATTGATCGTGTGCTGAAATGCCTCGACTACATCAACAAGAGCAATGATCGCATGGTTGGATTCAACAATCTAGCCTTCGATTATCCTGTTCTGCACTATGTACTTACTTCAAGGAAAACCTTTGAGAAAAAGCAAGGCACTGAGATTGCCAAACTTACCTACGGCTTTGCAATGCAACAGATTGAAAGCATGAAGGGTGATCGCTTTGCTAAGGTGGTCAAGGATGAAGATACTTATTGCACTCAGCTTGACCTTTACAAGATTCATCACTTCGACAATAAGGCTAGGTCTACTAGCTTGAAAATGCTTGAGTTCAATATGAAGGCTGACAATATTGAAGACCTTCCTTTTGCTGTAGGCACAGAGCTTACAGAAGACGAAATCGATATTCTCATCAAATATAACAAGCATGACGTAATGCAGACCTACGAATTCTATAAGCATTCTGTAGGAGCTATTAAATTCAGGGAAGAACTGTCGGTTAAGTACGGTCGCAATTTCTTGAACCATAATGATACTAAAATCGGTAAAGACTATTTCATCATGGAACTAGAGAAAGCAATCCCTGGTTCATGTTATCGCGTTGACGAGCATGGTAGGAGGCACCTTAACCAGAGCAAGCGTGTACACATCGATATTCGTGACTGCCTGTTTAGTTACTATGACTTTCAACGTCCTGAGTTCATTGCAGTACTTGAGTGGTTTAAGAAGCAGCGCATCAAAGAAACTAAGGGTGTATTCTCGGATATCCCCGAGCATCGTCTTGGTGACGTTGCAAAGTATGCTGACATGCAGATTAAACGTGACAAGTTCAAAGGTAAGCCTTCTGATCTTGAAGTAAAGCAGTTTAAGGAGCAATACCCACTCGGCTGGGTTGAGATTGAAGAATTGAAATCTACTGAGTATCTATTCGATGAGAATGGAAATCATGTTACTGAATATAAGCTCAATGAAGATGGTTCGCCTGATCTGACTAAGAAGCCAAAGAAAGTAAGGGTTCCAAAGAAATCCTACTGGAAGTGCTGGAAAGAAGCCTCAAACCTAAACGTAGTAGTTGAAGGGTTCAGGTTCGACTTCGGTACTGGTGGCATTCACGGTAGCATTGAATCAAAGATCGCAAAGGAAACTAAAAAGTATCAGATTGTTGATGCTGACGTTAGTTCCATGTATCCAAATATTGCTATTGCAAATCGTGTTTATCCAGAGCATCTATCTGAAAAGTTCTGCGATATCTATGAGGATGTTTATATTCAACGTAAGAGCTTCCCCAAAGGTAGTTCTGAGAATTCAATGTTGAAGTTGGCTTTGAATGGTGTTTATGGTGATAGTAATAACCAGTACAGTCCCTTCTACGATCCTAAATACACAATGTCGATTACCATCAATGGTCAGCTATCTCTTTGCCTGTTAGCTGAAAAGTTTATGCAGATTGAAGGGCTTAAGCTGATTCAGGTGAATACTGACGGTGTAACTGTAGCTCTACCAAGGGATAAGCGTGAAGAGTACGATGCTGTCTGTAAAGCTTGGCAAAAGCAAGTAGGTCTAGAGCTTGAGTTTGCTGAATACAGTAAGATGATCATCAGGGATGTTAATAATTACATTGCGGTTTATACTAACGGTAAAGTCAAGCGTAAGGGTGCTTATCAGTATCAAGACCTTGGTTGGCACCAGAATCAAGGCGGTCTAGTTATCCCTATGGCAGCAGAAGCAGCAATGCTCAATGGTGTAGATATTCGTGAGTTTATTCAGAGCCATCTTGATTCTGGAAATATTTACGATTTCATGCTTCGCACTAAAGTACCTCGTAGTTCTAAGCTTGTGCTAGAATTTGAGGATGGAAGAGTAGAGCCGCAGCAAAACATTTGCAGGTACGTACCTTCTAAACAAGGTGGTAAGCTCATGAAGTTGATGCCAGCACTAGAAGGTAAAGAGTCTGAAGGTGAACGCAGGATCAGCATCGATTCAGCCTGGAATGTCAAGACTTGCAATGACATTAAGGACTTCGATCCTAAAGAAGTTGATCTTGACTACTATGTACAAGAAGCAGAGAAGCTAGTTATCGGAGGATGAAATGTTGTATAAATACGACAATGAATATAAAACTTTGCAGCAGTGGGATGATGATGGTACACTTAGGGCTTGCATGTCAATGCCAGAGGAAGATTTATGGAAACTTTCAATTCTTAACTTTAATGTAAACATCAATAAACTTCTTGACTTAAAAGAAAAACTTGATCTATAATTCAGTCAACGCGAGAGTGGTGGAACGGTATACACAGCAGACTTAAAATCTGCCGCTTAATTGCTTGCGGGTTCGAATCCCGCCTCTCGTACCAGAATGATGCCAGGGTCGCACCCTGGATGAACTTGGAAGCTGTAACAGCATGAGATAAACAAGTCAGCATAGACCTATTGACTCAGTGGCTTAAGTGCTGCTAGAATACACGGGTAAATCTCAACCATACACTGTGACTATAGCTCAGTTGGACAGAGCAACAGCCTTCTAAGTTGTGGGTCAGGGGTTCGAATCCCTTTAGTCACACCAAAATCTCTTCGGGATGGGAGTCCGATAATTCGGATACTCAGGAGAACAGCACTGGTTCTGCTGCTGTATAATATGCAGAACCTTTATTGAAGTACATTACATGCCTTGTAATCGGCGGTGGTAGCCCGATGAAGGATGCGATTCCTACTAAGTCGTTAATAATGTATTTCAATAAGTAGTCCCGCTTATGCCTGTTGCTCATATCCCTAGAGTTAGCGGCACACTTCAAGCGAGGTGGGTGTAAGCCCCATCATTAAAAATATGCGAGTGATAGTGGACTTCGCATACGGATGTCTAAGACTTGAGGATCGTCGTCCAATAGTAAGAAGACAGTATTGATCTAGTTTAGGGACTAGTGATATACTAGAGGATATAATGTATCTTCTAGTATGTTAAGGAGGTATCTATGACTCAAGATAAAAAACTGATGCAGCAGGCGCTGGAGGCGCTGGTCTACATGACAAAAGGTCGCCGCCCTGCGCGAGAGGTTGGCGCAGCATGAAGCCTTGGACAAGCTGGTAGCGATTGACCAAGAGCTTGGGATGTTTGAGCAGCCGGAGCAGGAGCTGGTGGCTCATCTATACCGCGATCACAACGGGCAATTGAAGCTTTCTCAAATAAGCCCGCAGCCTCGATTTGCTTTCCCGGTCTACACCGCCCCGCAGCCGCGCCAGTGGCAGGGGCTGACGAATGAGGAGTTTTCATTTGGGATTCAGATGGCTAGCAATACAAGCTGGATGAAAGCGGCCAAGTGGGTCGAAGCCAAGCTGCGGGAGAAGAACAATGTTTAATTTAAAAATAGTAAAACAATCGCCTCGTATGATTTCCGATGGGATATGCGTAACAAAAGATGCATATATTGTTATTGATAAAAAAGTTCCAAATTCCATCGCCCAATGGGTAATACATTATGCATCTCAAAATTTAATTCGCGTAGAAACAGCTAGATTGGAACAAAGGTAATTTTATGATATATATTATTTTAATTGCTATTTGGTTATGGTTTTGTCTAGTAATGTTCAACAATAATCATATGAGAAATGCTTTATTTTGTCCAGTATTAATACCAATTGGTATATTATTCGTATTTTTAGAATGGATGGCACAGCGTTATTATCAATTTATTTTATGGTTTGCTAAAATAGGTCATGGAGATAAATAATGAATATCTTGATTGGTTCTAGAGCACTTGCATATTGGAATCCTGAATTAAAAATCAAAGATAGTACTGATTGGGATATTATCAGTGATGAACCAATTGAAGGTACTGAATGGCATAATCCTGCATTTCTAAATAATGCAAAAATGCGAGATTTTTATTCTTCAGGACAAATCGTTAAATTTAATGATCATATTCTTCATGTGATGAATTCACTTGGATTATCCATTATTAAGCGTAGTCATCTGTGGCGAAATCTGAGCTTTCAGAAGCATATTACGCACTATCATAAATTTATGACTTACAAACGACAAGATTATGGTTATCTAGCAGAAGAAATTCTACAAGAGCGAATCAGACTTACAATGAAAGAGTTTCCTCAAGGTCATCCTAGCTTGAATAAAACGGTTGAAGAATTCTTCGATGACTATGTGCAAAAGAAGTTTGATCATGATTTTTTGCATGAGCTAGTTGCATTCTATGACAAACCGCTGTACACTAGGCTACAGCGTGATAGCACAAGAGCTTGGTGTGATAAAGATTTGTGGGATAAGCTTTCGCTTGAAGATAAGACCAAATGCGTAGCTGAAGAAACGCAAGTAATTGCAATCGAAAGATATTTAGTTCCTAAAGAATGGAACTATCCAGTAAAACATGCCTATCTAAAATCTTTAGATAAAGTATGTACTACCTTGTGTAGTGGTTGGTTTAGGGATCATGCAATTGATTATTACCCCGAAGTAATAAATCTTTGTAATCCTGCTAAGTTTGAAAAAATCAGAAAGGAACTGAAGTATGTCTAAAGAGTTAACTATAGAAGAGCAAATTGCTAAACTTGAAAAAGAAACGCAAAAGAAAATCAAAGAGCTTCGTAGCAATCTATCCTGGGAAAAGCGATTTAAGTCTGTCATGGATAATTACGTAGCTTCAAATAGAGAAGTTATTGCTAACAATATGACTGGTTATGATTGTACAACTTCGATGCAGATTACAATTAACGCTGTTCTTATGGAAGTAGGACTAAAAGTAAAGTACAATTCATCTACTTTCAATAATGATCTTTATAATCAGATTAATATAACTGATTATATGGATACAGAAAACTTAAGTGAATATCCTGTTTATACTGTATTTGAAGTTACTGACTCAAAAGGTGAGCATTGCGGTTATGTAAGATTTGAATCTCTATATTCATCTTACAATGGTAATGAATTCTGCGGTTATAACTTTGTAAAACCAAAAGAAGTTGTATGTACAGTATTTGACAAGTATAAAGTATAAGGAGAAACTGATGTTGCTAAAAGATAAAATTACGGAGTTATTGAAAGAAGCAGATTATGAAATCATTAATGAATTCTTTCACTCTGAAGTTAGTAACTCAAGGGAGTGGGATCGTGAAGAATTATCTGCTTTTAAAGATAAAGCACAAGAATTAGGAATCTCAATTAATCACGTTGATAACTATGGCGGTGAAGGTATGGGTGATGAGTATTGGTCAGTATATTCTTTTAATGATGGCACAAATACCGAATATGTCAAATTCGATGGATGGTATGCTTCGTATCATGGTTCTGATTTTAATGAATGGTTCTTTGTTGAACCTGAAGAAGTCACTGTAACTAGATTCAGTCGCGTATGATCTGAGGGATTGTAGCTCAATTGGTTAGAGCAGTGGACTCATAATCCATTGGTTACAGGTTCAAGTCCTGTCGATCCCACCAAATAAAGCTTGACTTCAATCAATTGTTAAGCTATAATGTATGAACGCTCGGTACTTGCGTAAAGTACTTAAACACTTTGGAAACACTTTGGAAAGGAAATTTATGCCTATTCGTAAACTTGAAGGAACTCTACTATTCGTGCAGGTTCAGAACCCTGTTGATTGCTATGAAAAATCAAAAGGTAAAGAGTGGAAAGCATCTATTGCTGTAGATGAAGATACTGCCGATGCCTGGAATGAAGATTATCCTAAACAACCTGCCCTAGCAGTAAAAACCTCAGAGTTTGAGGCTAAATATAAAACAACCCCACCTGACCCATCAGCTAAGAAGCAATACGTAATTACCCTACGTAAAAACACTAAGCTTGGCAATGGTGATGAAGTTCCTGATGTCTACAAGCCAAAAATTCTAGTACCACAGAAAAATGGTGAAAATAAAGATGTAACTGCTGATGTACTGGTCGGTAATGGTTCAAAAGGAGCTATCTCTGTAGACGTTTGGGAAATGTCTAAAGGCAGTGTTGCACGACTAAAGAATATTCTCGTAACTGATTTGGTTGAATACGTAAAGCCAGAAGGTTCTGGTGGTACTTATACTCCAGGCGATGAATTTGCAGAATCTAAGAAAGAAGCTAAATCTTCGTCTAAACCTAAAGCAAAAGCTAAGGCTGAAGAGGAAGAAGAAGAAGATGCGCCGTTCTAAACACAGGAATGTAATAATGACGAAAACTACATCAGATATTATTAGCATTATTTTCTTTTTAGTTCTAATGCTACTAATTATTGTATTTGGTCCATTGGCAATTCTCTGGTCACTAAATACTTTATTTCCTGTATTAGCTATTCCATATAACTTCTGGAGTTGGCTAGCAGTTATCATTATGAACGTAACTTGGATGAGTAATTCAATCATTAAGAAGGATAATTAAATGAATCAGAAAGACGCAATTGCTGCACTAGTTCGACTATATACCCTTGAACAATCTTTAGCAGAGGAAATCAAGGAAGTAAAAGATAATGCTAAGGAAGTTGGTATTGATCCAAGCATTATTAGTGCAGTAGCTAAGGCTATTGTCAAAGATAAAGTTGATGATCTAAAAGCCAAATCTGATGAAATCATCAAAGCTATTGAAGTAAGCCGTAGTTAATATTTACCCGAGGGAGCAATCCTTCGGGTTTTATTTTAAGGAACACAATGAAAGTCATAATTGCTGGAAGTAGGGATATTACAGACTATAGTACTGTAAAAGCTGCTTATCTAAAATCTGGATTTGATGCGTCAGAGGTAGTATCTGGTGGAGCTAGGGGTGTAGATTATCTTGGTGAATTACTTGCAAAAGATTTCAGTATTTCAGTTAAAGTCTTTCCTGCTGATTGGAATAAATACGGTAAAAGGGCAGGTATCCTAAGAAACATCGAAATGGCAAAATACGCTGATGCTTTGATTGCTGTATGGGATGGTGAAAGTAAAGGAACTGCACACATGATTTCTGAAGCCAAGAAAAATAATCTCAAGGTTTTTGTCTACAGTTGGAAGAGAAATGACTAAAAAGATTCTTATTGTTGATGCAGACTTAATTGCATATAGACATGCTGCCGCTGCTGAAAAAAGAAGCGTAATAGTTAAGCATTTGAAGACTCAAAAGGAAAAAGAGTTTGATACTCGTACAGCTTTCAAAGAGTTTCTTAAACTTAAGGGTTGGGAGTTCAAAGAAGAAGATTACAGCTTTACAGATGTTCAAACACCGCAGGATATCTCAATTGCTTTAGCTACAATTAAAAGACTCATCGTTAAACTTCAAGAGTTTACTTGGTGTGATTCAACTGAGCTATATTTAGGTAGTGGTGAAACATTCAGGCATAAACTACCGCTACCTTCCCCATACAAGAATAACAGAGCTAAATTAATTCGACCAGTGCATCTTGAAGATTCTAGAAAATATTTAACTAAGCATTGGGGTGCTGAGTTAGTAAAGCAAATTGAAACTGATGATATTGTTACTATCCGTGCTTATGAAGAACTTGAAAAAGGTAATATTCCGATCATTGCTACAGTTGACAAAGATGCGTATCAAAGTCAAGGCGTAAGTATCTTAGATTGGACAAAAGAGGAATGGACACTGGATTTAATTCCCGATGTTGGAGAATTAAGAAAAGAAAAAACATCAGTCAAAGGTGATGGTTTAAAATTCTTAGCCTTTCAAACACTAGCTGGTGACAATGCAGATACTTACTGTGGATACGAACTATCTCAGTTAAAGTATGGACCTACAAAAGCCGTGAATGCCCTTAAGGACGCAAAAACAGAACAGGAGATAGTCAAGATACTATTCAGCGAATTCAAACGCTTGTACCCTGTAGAATTTACCTATACGGATTGTCATGGTCAAGTTCAGGACGCCGATTGGAAAACAATACTAGATTTGTACTGGAAATGCGCTTATATGAAAAGAAGTAGAAATGACAGTAGCAATATTGAAGATTTCTTAAAATTAAGAGGTATTAACTTATGAGTGAAGATATAATTTATAGGTTACGTAAACGTGCAGAAATACGCAGACAAATTCCAAACCGAAAAGCTGTAGAAGAAGGATTACCTGATCGACTTGCTGATCTATTAGATGAAGCTGCTGATGAAATTGAGAAAATGCGAAGATTGTATAGTATGCTGAATGAACAGTTATATTATTATGAAAAGAGACAGTATGACCAAAATTGATCTCTACAATACTTCGGATGTAAAACAGGTTAGAGAGCTTTTAACAAAAGAGCAAAATAATAAATGCCTAGTAACTGGTATAGAAATTCCAGAGAAGCAGCATGTTTTAGATCATGCTCACGATGATACTCAGCTAGTAAGAGGGGTTTTACATCGTCAAGTCAATGCCTTCCTTGGTAAAGCCGAGAATGCTTTTGACAGGTTAATCGCATGGTGGTATCCAAATGACCTGCCTACTCTGATGAGAGAATGCGCTAATTATCTTGAAAGAAAACCAGATGAAAGATTTAGGCATCCTGGCTGGATCAAAAAGATCAATACTAAGTTTAATAAACTGAAGGAATCCGACAAGGATAAAGCTCTTGAAATGATTGGTGTAGGTAAAGGAAAGAACGCAGTAGAACGTAAGAAATTATTTCAAGAAGCTATATTGACAAGAGATTACGGATATGATACACTGTGCGTTATTTTACAGATGGTGAAAGGAAAAACATGAAGATCAAAGTCATTAAGTGCGACAATCCTTTACTTTGGTACTACAAACATATAGGTGAAGAATTTGAAGTTAAATTTATAGCTGATAATTCTTACTGGACTAGAGAAAAAGACGGAGTTTTTAACTGTCTCAATTGGATTTATCGGGAAGACTGCAAAGTAATAGAAGGAAATATTGAATGAAACATTCTGAAGAAATTGTAGATAAAGTTCTAAGTCTAAAGCAAGATGGTCTTTCCAGTCGAAGTATCGCTGCACTACTTGGTATTGGTAAATCTACAGTAAACGATATTTATAACCGTGAAGTTGAATTTTTTAAATCAGATTGGGATGATGTTCGCACAAAGACTGGACCAAGGATTCTATTTTTCGACCTTGAAAGCACACCAAGTATTGTTGCTACATTTGGTCGCTGGAAGCAAAATATTGGCACTGAGTCTGTACTAAGGGAAGGTGGTTTTCTTCTATCTGCTTGCTGGAAATGGCTTGGTGACGAAGAAGTGACGAAGATGGTACTGACTCCAAATGAAGCAATCAAAGGTGATGACACCAGCATTGTTTGTGGCCTTTATGAAGCTTTTGAGCAATCAGATATTGTAGTAGCTCACAACGCAGCTAAATTTGATGTACCACTATTTAAGACTCGACTAATCTCGCATGGTATGCCTCCACCTAAAACTGTAAAAGTTGTAGATACTTTACAGATTGCTAAAGGACTAAGATTCAATAGCAACAAACTTGATTCTTTAGGTAATTACCTAAACGTAGGTCGCAAAGTAGAAACTACTGGTATTTCCCTTTGGATTAGGTGCATGAATGGTGATGAAAATGCCCTGCAAGAAATGGTTACATATAACGAACAGGACGTAGTTCTGCTTGAACGTGTCTACATGAAGCTAAGAGCATTCGATAACAAACCAGCTAATGCAGGTCACTACCATCATGACGATCTAAGCCGTTGCCCTGTGTGCGGTAGTCACGATATTGAATTCAGTGGTAACTCAGTATTTACACCTGTATCGGAATTTGCTGAAGTTCTATGCAATGAATGCGGTCATCGTAGTCGCACAAGGAAAGTGATTAATTCTAAAGAAAAACGCAACAGCCTATTGATCACGGCTCGATAATTTGATACAATCTTCCCGAGGCTTAGGCTTCGGGATTTTTTTAATTCACGAATAACTGTAAAGGAACACTATGACGGATTACTCTTATGAAGATTTTTTCTATGATTGCTATAGCTTCAATACGATTGCAGGTAAAGATAAAGATGCAAAGCTTTCTGATCTAAAGAAGCAATACGAATTAATTAATGAAGAACTAAAGGAAACCTACGAAGCATTGCAACAGAATAATCCTAAAGAAGTATTGGACGGTGTAATCGACGTAATGGTTACAGCAATCGGCTTTATTCAAAAACTAGAAAGCTTGGGAATCAATGTTCAAGAAGCAATGGGAAAAACTGCTTTGAATAATCTTAGTAAATATCCGATCACTGAAGCTGTAGCGATTGAAAGTGCAGAAATGTATGATAAACAAGGTATTGACGTTCAGGTTACTTATAATAGCGAATACGATGTATTTGTAATTAAAGATGAAAACGACAAAGTACGTAAGCCCAGCAATTTCGTAAGTAATGATCTATCACCTTACATTCCAGAAAGTCTAAGCAATGGATTCGAAAAGTAATATTAATTTTATTAAGTCAATAACGGAGGAAGTTATGGAATACCAGCCTAAAGATTCTTTTGTACCTGGAACAAAGTACGATCAGGATAAACTGCAATATTCTCTAGTTCCACCTTATGCACTTCAGGAAGTAGCAAAGAATTTGACTATTGGTCTTAAGAAGTACAAGGAGCGTGACAACTGGAAAAAGGTTCCGGAAGCAAGACAGCGTTATCTGGATGCTCTTTACAG